GGGAGGGGCAGCTAAGAGGAAACCCCCTAAGAAATCAACTAAGAAGAAATCAGTGACTCGGAAATCCCCTAAGAAATCAACTAAGAAGAAATCAGTGACTCGGAAATCCCCTAAGAAATCAACTAATAAGAAATCCGTGGTCCGTAAATCCCCTAAGAAATCAACTAAGAAGAAATCCGTGGTCCGTAAATCCCCTAAGAAATCAACTAAGAAGAAATCCGTGACTCGTAAATCATCACCCAAAAAAAAAGCATCACAAAAAAAATGATAACAACAAAAGGTGGTGGCGTACCTGGTAATCCTGGTGCGCTCAGTAATATAATGACACGTAGCACAAATAAAGTAAGTAGTCATACAGCGGCCGTAGCAGATAAGGGGAGTCATATATCAACTTCTGGTGCACAAGGCACTCATGCAGAACACACGATGGAGAAGCTTCCTGCTGATATAACAGGAAAACCGTTTATCCATAGTTCAAACCAAGTTGGAGGTGCTAGTTCTGCTTGGAGAAATACAAATTATAGTAGAGGTCCTGTAAATTATCCACGAAATGGATGGTCAAATGGACAGAAAATGTTTAGACAATTTTCTAAAAACGCCACCTATATACCAAATGATAAACTAGCACATAGTGTAGCACCTATATCAACCGGTCTTATAAAAGATACATCTCCGGTTGGATCATCTATAAGTGGTTGGGCGAATTCATATGCTGATTTTTAAATCACTATTTTTTATAACATACTCATCTAATTAATCTAATAAAAATTATAATTATTAGAATATTTATATGACTTAGTGTCATTTGCTTCAACAACTGTCTCATTTGCGAGTTGATTAGATATTATAAACTTACATACGACCAATTAGAGTAAATCGTCAAGTTCTATACGAAAACAGAGTGATATTATAATGATGTATGGTCTACCATTACGTACAATTGACTCTTAAATGTTCCGCTGCAGCAACCCATCCGGGGGCGGAATAATGGTATGAGGGGCAAACTATTCTTACAAAGTAGCTTGCCGGGTGCCCCTCTTCGCTTCCAGCACCAGAGCGCCGATTGAAAAGTTCTGTCTCAATTGGGAACGACGTTTGAAGGACGAGTTTTGCTTGTTCCTCACGTCTCTTCGTATCGATCGCAACGTCGGAAAGATCACGGAGACAGTCGTCCATGGCGGGCATGGGTTTATCCTGCACACCCAGAGCAATACGCATACGGTATATGCAGTCTACTGGGAGCCCGTCCTTAAAAATGGCGAACAACCCCGTAACAATGTCGAACGAAACAATTATATCCGACGAGGTCGGGTTGCGACGGTACTCGATTTCTGGGGTGAAGTGATACACGACGTGCCTCACTGTTTCATCGGATGAGTATTTGCGTGAATTGACCATCGTCACCGGAATTGTGTTGTATAATACTATTATATTCATTGTCAATTTTTATTTATTATTTTTCTTTACGGTGTAACACTTCTCGCATATTCCCATTCTTTTCCGTTTACTCCGATAATTGTGGTTATACGACGGTATATTTAATCCATAAATACAGGTATTAAATGGGGGGTCGTCTGCTATTATCAAACCATCGTCTAATTAATCTAATAAAAATTATAATTATTAGAATATTTATATGACTTAGTGTCATTTGCTTCAACAACTGTCTCATTTGCGAGTATAGTATCTGGTATAGTGTCTATCGTTATGTCTAGTTTATTTTGATATTCACATTTTTGTTTAACATTGTTAACTATTTTTAATAAAAGGGATTGTAGAATCGTCAAACTTTTATTAAATTTAACAAATACTTCTTTATTATATGGGATTGAATGTATAATTGATTGAAAATGGTTGAGTGCTTCTTTGGATAATTCTTTAATACTTATATAAGCACTAAATGGATTATTTAAGTTATTAGATTGTTGTTCTAACATAAGCATATTATTTACACTTATAAGAGACTCTCTATAATTAGACATGTTATATGTAATATAATCACGTGTATTATAATAAAACTGTATTATAACTGCGTTTAAATATAAATAGTTAGAAACGTGGTCATTTGGATCAGTTTGAATTATTTTTTCTAAAAAAGTTAATTTTAAATCAGTATCTTGATTATACTGAAATTGTATATAACGGTCCTTGCTTATAATATAGTATATTATACCATAACTCACTAAGATAGATACTATTACATTAAGTGTAATATCATATTTACCGATACCAAAAAATATTAATATAACAATTACAAAATATATAAATAAAGTATTTTGCGGAGTCGTAGATAAAGTCTCAAATGAAAACGACGATGGTTCATTTGGAATAGTAGTATTAGATTTCATTGTCATTTTATCAATTAATTTATTTAATATAATTTCATTATTCATATTAAAGTAATGTAATAAAATTAATGTAATAAAATTAATGTAATAAAATTAATGTAATAAAATTAATGTAATAAATATAATATATTGTATAATAATATAGATGAATTCACTTATACGCGCATTAAGCCCACAATATCGTAACCCAAAATCATCCACTCCTAGACTTAAAGTTCGACTTATACCACAGCAAATGATACAACCGCGACAGCAAATGATACAGCAAATGATACAACCGCGGCAGCAAATGATACAGCAAATGATACAACCGCGACAGCAAACACCACATAGTTATAGACAAATAATGGCAGTAAAACAGACACCTAATGGTATAAATAAACTAATGGCTGCATCACATAATGGTAAGACGTATAATGCAGTATCTTTAAAAAAAACAAGTAATAATAAAAAATTTACTAAAATGAGATTATCTAGCAATGACATCGACAAATACCTTCGTCGGTTTAATGCTAATAAATTACATAATAACAATAACCACGACATATCAAACTATAATACTTCCGATATGTCAAATAAATTTTTAACATATAATGTTAAACCATTAATATTCAAGATTAACCCAAGACATGTTAAACGATCATTATTGGTTAAGAAACCTGTTAAGAAACCTGTTAAGAAACCTGTTAAGAAATCTGTTAAAAAACCTGTTAAGAAACCTGTTAAGAAACCTGTTAAGAAACCTGTTAAGAAACCTGTTAAGAAACCTGTTAAAAAGTCAGTTGGTGTAAAACGACGAACTGTGAAGAAATAAATTTGTTTAATAATTTGTAATATTAATTTGGAACGAACCAGTTAATGTTTCGTCTGATATATATAGTTCATTTGTAAAAATTTGTGATACTCCATTTGCTATATATTCAAATTGATAGTTAATATTGTATAGAGTCATAATAGAATGGGTCGGTTTAAATAATATGTCACCTTTATTTGGCGCAGTAAGACGAACCTCTACTCTTAGTATAATACCTGGTTGCCCATCATATATCATTGTCCCACCGCCGCAATTATAATTATAATTATTATTAGTATTTATAACATAAAACAAAAATGCATATATAGTCCCTGCATTATCAGGACTAGAAATAATATTATCTGGGATAGTATATGTATTTGTAGGTACACATTCTAAAGGATATAGTGTACCATCGCTTATTAATTTATCGTGTAATACACCAAATTGTATTGAGTTTTTATCTATAGTTGAATTATCATTAAATGTTATAATTCCAGATACTGGTGGCGGTGTTGGAACAGGTGTTGGACTAGGTGTTGGACTAGGTGTTGGAACAGGTGTTGGACTAGGTGTTGGAACAGGTGTTGGAACAGGTGTTGGACTAGGTGTTGGAACAGGTGTTGGACTAGGTGTTGGAACAGGTGTTGGAACAGGCGTTGGACTAGGTGTTGGAACAGGTGTTGGAACAGGCGTTGGACTAGGTGTTGGAACAGGTGTTGGACTAGGTGTTGGAACAGGTGTTGGTTCTAGTTGTGACATTGGATTAGATTTTGGGCGAACTTCATATGAAATATAACAACCGGTTCTATTATTATATAACGAATACATATAGTCTATATTGATATTTTTATTTGTTGACTCGATGAAATAATCGAGTCATTAACAATTTCTTCACATACTGTATAATCTTCTTTTTCTTTAACCATCCCACAATTTGATATAATACAATCTTCTAGTGGGGTATTATCGAGACTTACTGGTGTATTTTCTATTTTTTTTATAATATCATAACCACTAATTATTATTCCAAATACAACATATCTAGTATCTAGTTGAACGCATCCATTTTGTTTTGTTAATATAAAAAATTGTGAATTATTTTTATCTTTACCACAACTTGCCATTGACACTAGCCCTTCTTGATTATGTTTTAATTTAAAATTCTCATCCTTAAAATATTTACCATATATTGAATATCCACTTGTCCCATTGTTATTTATTATATCACCTCCCTGTATCATAAAATTTTTGATGATACAGTTGAATTTAGTATTTTTATAGGCAGGTATTGTTTTATTTTTAATTCCAGTTGTGCATAAATGTCTAAAATTATTACATGTTAGGGGTACATCTTCGTCAAACAATTCTATTACAATCTGTCCCATGTTTTTAGACCCAATCATTATATCTAAAAAAACATTGGATTTAGATAATATTTGAAGACCCTTATTATGCATATCATTGCTATGTATATCATTGCTATGAATATCTTCGTTTAATATATTAGTAGTAGATTTAGTATTTAATATTGTTTTAGGTATATCATTCAGTTTATATCCAAAGTATAACAATATAGATATTGCGACTAATAATAAAATTATTGTATAATACTTCATAAAAATATATAGTAATATATTTTTATACTAATAATTGTTTAACTATTAAAACAATTAAACAGTTAACAATTGTTTCTAAATACATAATTACCAATCGGGACATTTATATTAGGTGCTACACAATTAGTTGTATTGATATTAACAGGCATTGGTAATTTTACAAAGGGTCTGGTTGCTATAACAGTATTCCCCATGGGAGTTGTATTAATAAAATGTGTAGAACCATAAAGTTTCATAATATCCTTTGCACTAACAATAAAATGACGGTCAGCATGTGTTTTAATTCCGTCCCAGTTGAAATCAGCAGGTAGATTTATATTCTTACAATATTCACGTCTTTCAGTATGCGCTGTAAATGCTAGTTTTAAACTACTAAGAACTCCTATAAAAAAATTACGATGTTTGTAATAATAATAGAATATTGCTTCTTCTTGATTTGTAGGACCGTATTTTAGAATACTGTTTAAGTTGGATGTGGTATGTGTTTTAGTATCACACCCACCATCTCTATGTAATACAAGTTTGATTGTTTTAGATACTCCATGTACACAATTTAAATTAATGTTAGCACACCAATATTTATATTGATTATAATATTTCCGCGCCATCTTAGTTGTATCAGCTACATGTGTTAAAAAATAACCATTATCTAGAATTGATAACAATGCTTTTTCTTGATCAGGTGTCATATATATTATATATAAATATATAATTTTTGATTATATCATTAAAAATTGATTTAAAATATATATAATAATATCATATAATGGACAATAAAGACAAAATTACATTATTCAAAATCAGACATACTGTGCTTGAAATGTTGGCTGATAGAGGACACGTGATCCCAGATGAAATTAAAGATGTATCACATGACGAATTTAACGCAATGTGTGACAATGATGCAACTGAGTTTTATATAAAAGGTGACAATGATATTTTTGTATTTTTTTATACAAAACAGAAATTATTTGGAAAGAAAGAATTAAAAGAAATTGTTGAAACAACAAAAGAAACATATAACGATGAAATAAAAATTTTGTTCATTGTAAATAAACATAATCATTCTGCTGTAGAAAAAGAGATTAGTAATCCATTATATAATAACGTTGAATATTTTACAAACAAACAAATGACATTTAATATTACGAAGAATTATCTAGTTCCAAAACATGAATTGTTAAATACAGAAGAGAAAGCAGAAATATTGCGTAAATATAAATCTAAAACAATTGATATATTCCCAATTATGTTTAAAACAGACCCTATTGCAAGATATTATAGAATGAAAGATGGTGATTTATGTAAAATCACCAGACCGTGTCCAACATCTGGTATATCTGTTGTATATAGAGGTGTTGTTTAATCTAATATTTTTAACTCAATCTAATGTAATTAATATATATAATATTATATATATGAGTAATACTATATTTCCAGAACCAATTAATCTTAGTCCAATACCAGTTTCAAAACCAGCAGTACAAAATAATCCAACCGGATTTGATACACAACAATATAATCTTGGTATCTCCCCTAATAATGATTGGTATAGAAATAACACATTTATGAATACATTGCCATCAATCTCTGATACAATCGAACCAAATAAATGTGTGTCTGTTTTTAACAGTCAGCAGAATATAAAAGGAGTCGTATGTAATTACGCTGAAAATCTAAATAAAGTTAGAGGTAATCAATTCGGTGTTAAATATAAAAGAAATCTAAGAAAAGATAAGTTTATATTAAAAAATATAAAATTAAATAAAGGTGGTTCAACAATTGTAACAAACAGTCCATTTTACCCAGAACCAAACCATAATTATATAAAAGATTCAAGGTATAAGACATATCCCCATAGCAATATATATAAGAATGGAATGCCGATATATAAATATCCATATGATTCAAATAACCATCAACATGAACATTTCGCATCTATTACAAACAGTAACAACAGATGTAATTGTAATATATCAATTATAATATGTATAATATTAGTATTAATTACAATGGCATTGGTCAAAACGAGAACAAATAATTAATTATTTTAAGACCTTGAATCGAATTGCTATTATTTTATATAATGTTTCGTCTTCTTTTGAATAATATTTATAATAAATATTAGTTCCTTCTTTTAGTGTATCAATTCCGGGTAGGCATTTTGATAAGGTTTCTTTTTGTAGATAATCAGCGAATGAATTATACTTGCGAATAGAAGTGATTTTACATGTAAAGGACCTCGCAAAACCAAAATCATTATTTTCAAATTGAAGAATGTCGTCTTTTTTCATTTTAGAAAAATCTCCTTTATTTAATCTTCCTTCGCATTTCTTTTGACCAACCTTGATAAGTGAAAACCAAGGTTCAGATAAATGTTTCTTATATTTAGTCATATAATATTAGTAATATTATATATCAATTTTATAAATCACGCTCACCCGGTTTTAGATAGTCTAGTCCACATAAGTCAAATATTTCTTCTTCTGATTTTGGATATATTTCTTGTTTTTTCTTAGTATTATAAACCGAATATTCATTTAATTTATAACCATTCTCCAATGCTTTATTACGCATATTGATATTTAATTGTCTGGACCCAGTGAAATATAGTAAACCAGTATAGTATGAGTTATAATTAAGACATCTTATATCTATTCTTCGTGCCGTTTTTCGTCTAGGCAATTTACAAATACCCATATATTTTGTTGAACCATTTGTTGTTAGACTATCAATAATGAATTTATTTTCTTGTAAAATAGTAATTAGTTTTTCTAGATATTTTTGTTTATGTATACCAGTTTTATAATTAGGATCTGATATTAAGATATCAATATCACCACTAGATGATAATCCTCTTCTATATGAACCACATACTGTATAAATAAGATTATCAAAATTCGCATTGATTAATGCATGTATATATTTATCAATCATATCCATCTCTTTACGAGGTATTTTTTTGTTTATGTCTTCATAATATTTTAATCCAACTAATATATGATGTGTTAATACAACGTCACCTTGTTCTAGTTTGTCTCGTAAATCATCTATTGATTTTACACCATTGTTTATAACTAGTGATTTTGCTTTAACTTTTCCAATACCTGTAATCTTTTCAAGTTCGTTTATAACATCATATTTACAAGTTGAGTTAAGTTCTTTTAATGTAGATGTTTTTAAAATTTCATTTATTCTATCGATACTTCCTTTACCAACACCCTTTACACCTTTTAATTCCTTACCATCTTTAATATCTGTACCATGTGATTTAATGATTTTAATTAAGTTATTAATGACACGTGACTTAAACTGACTTATAGTCGGGTCATTACTTTGACGATATTGATTATATAAACTAGTTAACTTCGAAATTATAAGTTGATTTTTCATTATACCTAATATATTATGTAATTATATTTTTATAGTCTTCCCTTTTCTAGGTTTTAAAGATTTTGTTTTCTTCATTGGTTTAAGTTCTTCTTCAACTGGTTCTTCAACTGGTTCTTCAACTGGTTCTTCAACTGGTTCTTCAACTGGTTCTTCAACTGGTTCTTCAACTGGTTCTTCAACTGGTTCTTCAACTGGTTCTTCAACAACGGAGTCATCTGCTGATTCGTCACTGCTGTCACTCGATGTTTTATTTAATACTATTTCATCATCGCTATTAATGTCATCAACATCAATTTCTTCTTCATCTAGTTCAATAATATTAGACATATTATTAAATTCATCTTCATTTTCGCTATCTGTGTCTGGGTTATCACTCATGGTTGATACTGTTGCCGGAACTGGTTCTCTGTTTAGTGCTGTTCCCAAAATGGATGGCAATAACGCCTTGATTTTCTTAAATATTAAAAACATAGCAAAGGCAACCATTAAAAGACCTAGGGTATTAATAATCATAGTTTTCATTTTAAATATATATATTTTAAATATTTTATATAAAATACGCATAATATATAAAATACGCATAATATATAAAATACACATAATATATAAAAAATATAAATAAAAAATATGTATACATTGTATGAACAATTCGTTATTTAAATGGAAATTCCAAAAACATAATACAGATTCATATAAAATTATGTATATGTATGATAATACACCATTATATATTACTAGTTATTATTCACATTTAAAGACAAATCCTGATATAAAATGCTCAACTCCTGTTATGCTTGTTAAACTGACAAATAATATAATACTACCTGATATAACAAATTATTTATGGAAAATAGTAAATAAGACATTTCAAAAACATTCATTCTATATAACACATCAAGAGCCGGATAAGACAATCTTATATTTATCTTGTTGTAATGAAACTTCAACATTGATGATAACAACTGAGAAATATGAATGGAATATTATTAATATGGAACAAATGCATCAAGTTGTAATAACTGACTCTGTAGAATATAGTATAGTAGATTCACAATCAACGAGAGTATTAAGTGTATTAGATAATAAACTTGTATTGTCGCCATCATTCTTATGGCGACTTGTTCAAAATCCATTTAAACACATTGATGATAAACCATTTATTAATGAATTATACCAATATAATAGTTTCTTTATATATACTAATGTAAATAAAAGAGATAATAAAAGTGTTAGTAATGTATATTTATCAGGCGAAGGATTGTCTACAGTAAATAAAAAAGAAGGATATACATTACTTGGAATGGATGTCGAGGATGATGTGGACTGCAATGTTGACAGCGGGGCATATATGTGTAGTGGAAATATTGCAAGTAAAAATGGTATACAATCACTTAAATGGAATATAACAAAGAATAGTCTAGTTAATATATTTAAAACACCAAGTCGATTTAATAATAACTCCACACATTTAACATATGCCAAAAAAGAAGATGTATTTTATTTACCACCTACTTCAAATAGTGACTGGGATATTATAAATCTAATACGAAAAAACAAATTTAGAAATAATGACTTGATTATTATAAATACTAAACATAATGTGGGTAATAAAACACTTATTATTGACCCGCAAAAAGAATATAATTCAACCACTAAAACATATAAAGATTTTAAATTTATTCAAACCAATCTAAGAACAATTGTTAAACAGTCACATTTTACCGACTCATGTATGGACACCAAAATATTAGATTTATATATAGGTAAATATAATTATGCGAATGATACTATAAAGTCTGTTTCTTCAAAAATCACAGAAGCAAACATATTATTAAAACAACATCAATTTGATATAGACAAAAAACATGGACAGTTAAAAATATTACAGACAAATATAGGACGGAAAATACAAGAACAAAATAGTAAACATTTTGGGGACTCGTCACAGGACCAAAATACTTTACAAACCAGAACAGCACAAATCACCGATGAAATATCAAAATCTAGTAAAAGTACGATGTCTGTAAAAACAGCATTGAATTCTTTAAATATAGAATTAAATGCGGGTATACAGACTAGAGACAAATGGAAAAAAATAATAGATGATTATGAAACTGAGTGTAATAAGGAATTCAAAAATAAACAAAACGAAGACGAAATAATTGGTAATTATATAAATAATAAATTAGGAATACCAAATATAGAACACTTCGATGATGAACTCCAAAATATTAAGAATACATTGGCTGATGCAGACACACAAATAAAAGCACAAAATAATATTATAAAAGAAAAGAAAACAATTCTACCTATCCGAATAGGAATGCTTGAAAATATAACAGAATCAAATAATGTAAAACGAAACTTTATTTATACAACAGTTGCTGTCATAATATTACTCGTTGTAATTGTTATAATATTATATGTTCGTAATAACAAGGTTTATATCAATAAACCGGAAATGTAACACCTAGCGACATTGTTTACTTATCATATATGCGTATATTTATAATTTATTATAATTTAGTATAATTTAGTATAATTTAGTATAATTTAGTATAATTTAGTATAATTTATTATATATATGTATATAATAAATGACAGATGCCCCACCAGAAGATGTAAAAATCCGGGAATATGCCGCTCTTAAAATGCGAAATTCCAAATCCAATATGAGAAAGTTAAATATGGAACTTGATGTAGATAAACAACGACTTGATAGTGTTGTTAAAACCAAAATGGATGAAATCAACGCACAAATGAAATCAATAAAACAATATTCTGCTAAGTTGAATAATGGACCGGACCAAATTGGAAATCAAGAGAAGGTAATGTTAGAAAAAAATAATCTTATAAACTCCCGTCTATTAATGTTTGAAAATGTAAAAAGAAAGAACTCATTTAAGATGAAATTAGTATATACAACAATTGCGATTATCCTGATTGTTGTAATTATAATGTTAAGTGTTTATATATATAAGAATAAACAATATATTAAAAAGGATTTCAATAAAAACGTGGCACTTAAATAATTAGAGTATTAACTATGTTTTTGATTGTAAAATGATTATAATATTATATAATATATATATAATATTATATGACAATTAATTATTCACATGGTCAATATAAAGGAACAATCCCCAATAAAATATTAAAAGGTATGAAAGGTAGTACTGTCGCATCTATAACAATCCCCCCTGACAAATTCGACTCTCGAAAACACCATTATAGATCAAATTGTTTAAACGAATGTATAGAACTTGATGCTGATTATCTTGGTTTATCAAGTAATAGTACAAAAAAAGGTAGGTATAATATGTGTGATTGTATAAAAGTCAGTAAGAAGAATAAAAAAAAGTTTGAGACAGCAGCAGCAGATAAAAGCAATGCTGGTAATAAAGGGTTTGATGATTCGACATGGGGGTTTCAGCATGGGTCACCTTTTGTAATAAAACAACCTAACGCCGATAATAGAATGATTTTTGAAATAAAAGAAGACGTGGGTAAAAAAACATTTATTGGATACTATAATATTGAAAATATTGATGCAAATAATAAAATAACTGATTTTTATTATTTAACGTCTATGGCAGGAACTGAATTAGATGATGCTGGGCGAATAAATGCCCCGTCAATACCTAATATTTTATTCTCACAAATAACATCAAATGCAAGTTTAATGTCATCATTTATTCAAGCTGAACAGAATGATTGCGAATTAGTAATGATATATACTGGGTCTGATGTAAGTAACCCAGTTGTATTTATAGGTAAAATAAATAGTGTTATGAAGGATTGTCATGTGGATATAGTTAGCGGTGACATTAATCCATTCTTCGGGCATTTATCACATACTCAACCACCCGATGGGAAGTATTATAAAGTATATTTAAGACCAGATTTAAAATTAACAGATGTTGTACAAAAAAACAAAGAATGTAAACGAAAGAAATTAGAACAACATAAAATATTAGTTCGAAATAGTAGAAATATACAAAGATATAATGCGAATCATTTTGTATCGCAGAAAAAGACTAATAAAAATATAATAGATAGTATGTATGAACAAGGGAAAATCGAAACATTCGCCGCAAATGAGGATAATGTAGAATATTTCGAAGCAAATAAAACAAACTTTTCTCTATCAGGTGAGGCTCAAAAGAATAATCTAGATACTTATTTTTCAGCAAAAGAGACAAGTAATACGATAAACCCCGATGTTCTCGAATCAAAATACAAAAAACAATTGGAAGAATTAAATCGGATTGCTGGAAATAAAACCGATCACTTGAAAGCACTAAAAAAATTAGATAATAATAAACAAAATAAAATTAAAACAAATTATAACTCAATCCAAGATATAAATCAAAAATTATACAAACTTAATACTAATATTGAAACAACAACTACCAAATTTGACTATAATAAAAATATGGTACGGATATTACGCATCTTATTATTGTGTATATTTATATTTATGTTAGTTATGATTGGATATTATGGTGTTCGAAACGCATATGGTGATAAAATTGATGCTAAGTTACATAATGCAACTGTCAAATTACATGATACCACAAATCAAATTAAATCGAAAGTTGGTCAAATACCATGGCATACAAAATAAATACGAATTTAGGTGATATTTCTAAGCAATATATATCATCAAGGGTGATATTTACAAACACTCCCATTATTTGTAGTTGGATCAATCGGTGCTAGGTTTGGTTTATCGCCATATTTACTTGGACAACCGAATCCAGGTATTTCATCATCTGGTCGATTAAGACAGTTACGCGCCTTTTTATAGTGTCTATCATTTTGAGGTCGACATATAACATTACCGTCTGTATCGAGTGTTGCGCCTCTATTATTTTTACAAGACATGCATTTCTTATAATTTTCATATAATGAACCGCCGTTTGCCCGATATTCACTGAAATTTGATATATTTTGCCCTCCAAGATAATAAGATTTATGTTTTGGCGGTTGCCCAGATGAATCACATATTGTGTCTTTTGGAACACATTTACCTTTATATTTTGTTGAAATACACCATTTACAATTGGGGCAACTATTACATCTAAATTCATCGTAACATTCACACTCATTTGTCATTTCACGCCAATTATAAACATATTTTTTATCAGTACAGTTGAAACATCGTGGAATAGTATTATGTTTTTTTGGTTTATCTGCCGGGTCTGATTTATCTGCCGGGTCTGGTTTATCTGCCGGGTCTGGTTTATCTACTGGATCCGGTTTATCTACCGGGTCTGGTTTATCTACCGGGTCTGGTTTATCTACTGGATCCGGTTTATCTGCCGGGTCTGGTTTATCGTCTGGGATATTTAATTTTTTCTTAATTAAATCAATTTTCCATCTAACATCCTGTAATTTATCATTATATTTCGTTTTATATTTTTTCTGTATCATCACTAAAAAAACAAATACTAATGCGAATGTTATAATAAGCACCATTGTTGGTTCTGATCGTGATATAACAAACATATATACTATCAATAATATCCCCATTGTTATAACAAAACATTCCATATAATCATCCATTGTGTATTTATTATTTACAAAATCATACATAGATATATTATCCATTCCTAATATATTATATATATAAAAAGTATATTATTAAATATTAAAAGGTTAAAAATATTAAAAGGTATTACACCCCCGAAGGGTCTTAACTATCTTAATTACTCAAATGCATATTCTTCTGGTTCATCTTGGAATACCGATTTAAATATATATCCTTTCAACCCGATTGGTGTTACATTTGGACCTTTACACTTCTTCTTAATCTGTGCCATTAGGTCTTTCTTTGTAGGCGGGGTGGTTGTATAATTATCACTAAACCATTCTTTAAATATTTTATGAATCTCTGTATATGAAAGTACTTCTGTAGCGGATTCATCTTTGATAAGATTATCATCGATAAACTCGGTATATAAGTCCATCTGCTTCTGATAGTCTTTTGTAAATTTAACAACATCATCAGGTGGGGATAATGATTTCATTTCACGGTATTTACTATAATATTTATTGATTAACCACGGTAAGAATACATTTTTCCAATCTTTCAATTTAGCAGATAATTGATAATCGCGAGGATATTCATTATCATTTACTGGATTATCTACAAATCGGTTTTTGAATTCAACTGCTTCCATTCTACGCCAACATCCAATATCATCGGATGGAACAGTTGGTAGCGAATTACATAGAAGAAGTAGTTTAAATTGCGGTTTAAATTCAATAGGTGCTTGGTGTAATCCACGACATTTAATCTTGTCATTACCCGAAAATTCTTTCATTAATCCAATATTAATTCGCTCGTTTTCGTTCGGTTCGTCAAAATAACCAAATCGTTTACCCTTAGATTGACTAATTTCAGGGGTTGGTGCATTTGATGCTGCGCGTTTCCCAGTTAGCAATGTAACTGGGAATTTAATACAATATTCACCAAACGAAGTGATGAATAATTCAAGTAATTTCGATTTACCATTACCACCGCACCCAGTCCAAATGCGGAATTTCTCTTCCGCATTAACACCCTGTAGCATTGAAGCAAGAAGTAGTAGTGTATATTCTTTTACATCTTCTTCTGAAATAAGTTGATCCATAAAATTCTCAATGTCTTCGATACATGGGTCCTCGTCATAATTAATAGCATAATCAGTTCCAGTTGTAAAGGTTAAATTATCATCTGGCCGACCATCCCTAAACTCCATCCGGCGTAAGTCATATATACCATTGTCAAACCCAACAAGATATTCATTCGTATCAAGTTTCGCAACAAAATCCTTGTCTTGGAACAACTCCTTACATTCCTTTGTTACATTATCCTTGTAATTCGATGTTTTCAAATCTTTTACAATCGCCATAATCTTCTTATTCATTGCCCTTATGTCATTCCCCTGACTATCATCTTCATCCTCATCTGATAATTCACTCGATTTTACGTTATTTTCAGACATAATGATCAAATACTCTGCTACAAGTTCTTTAGAAATCTTAGACCTTAAACAGAATGCGTCTAAGTCTTGTGTCCATCTATGGTCTTTATAGTAATACCACATTTTATCCGCAAAAATATATTGCCCCTTATACATTTCATACAACACATTGGCAATATCCCAATGCGTTGGCGATTTAAGTGTTTGATGAATCTTTTTTCTAATATCATTCCGTTTGAGTGCCATATATGCCTTCTCATTATCTGTTTTTGCCCAGTAAACAAGACTACCCATAGTTATCTCTCGCCTATTCTTGTTACTGTCTGTAATCTCGTTCCACTTTTTATGTGTTCCTTCAGCATCATATTTAGATGACTGTTGACTAAACACATCCCATATATTAAAGCATTCGTCACAGTTTGACAATGAATTTAAACAAATCCCTACCTCAATCCACTTCTCAAAATTGTCACATCTTTCTTGCGACAGAATACCTACTAAACTAGTAATATATTCCTTCTCACCCATTGTTTTAAAAGACGATGTCTTATATTTATAAGACACTTTCTTCGTATTATATTTATTTAATAATCCCTCATTTTTAATTTTAAAGGTATCTTTTTCGGTATATCTCCTAATACTGAAAAACTTACCAACATTATTACTCATCCCTTTATAATCAACCTTATCAAACTGTATCTCCCCACAATCATCAAATATAAATGTCGGTTTATATACCTCACAATTCGGTTTTGAACTATTCATCATTAACCATCCATTCTTGTAGATAACTGCTTTATCAACAATATCTGCAAGTGGATTTGTTGTTGGGATATCATTGAATAATTTTGTTTCCTTGATTTTATTTATTACAATATCCCTAATCAAATACTGAATTGCTGGTCCAGTAACAATAAATGGATACATAATGTGAATTCCGTCTTTGATAACTTTATTTGCTAGATATGGTTTCGTTTTTTGGAATACAAATGCGACTAAGTCAGAACTTTGATTTGGTAAAATTAATACGTCTTTAATAGCATCGTGATAAATTTCAACCAATCCCTCTATATGTTTTTTAGTATATTGTCTATCCGTTATATCTTCTTTAAACTTAAAATCAATGTCAATAATAATCGATGAATATTCGGAATGTTTCTCAATAATATGTGCTGTATTACCAGCCTCTATATGCCCCTTATATAATGTATAAAACTCATCTGTATCTTTTTCAGGTATATTAAATGAACCAAGCGGTGTCCCCATACTAGTATGCGTATGGGATTCGCCTTTTTTCACTCTATAATTATTGAGAAAATTATAAAGAGGTGGGATTTGTCCGGATTTGTACATTATGTATTATAAGATTATATTTTAATTAATTCAATTTTTTTTAAATGATTTTGAAACAAACAATTATATGTAAAATCTCTCATAAAAATTCTAGTATTTCAATGGTTCCAAAAGTTAAATATATCTATTCATCGGTATTATCAGAAGTACTAGTAGAAACACTATCAATCGTTTTACATGAACATAAACACATATATTTCTTAATACAACATGGGCTTATTTTACCTACCATATGAATATACTGTTTGTTTTTTACATCGCTGTAATATGCCTTTTGTATAACACATGTTACTGGATAGGTTTTGTTTTTAGATTCAACCATTACTCCAATTTGTTCTCTGTGAATATTACCAATGCCAATCATAGACTGTTCAAAAATATCATACGAACCACTTCCAACATATTTTTTTTTATTTGTCCCAACTTGATTCCATGCCTTATCAAATCTTTTTATACATATATAAACTTTCGCATTATCTGATATTTTCTCAAGATTTATATAAAAATAATGATGCCCCGATTCAGGTTTACTACTATTAGATATATATTTGAATGCGTATACACTTTCATTTGTGTCAGTTATATTAATACTTATAGTGTCGTTGTCGTTTCTCATACAGGTTGTTGATGTATTATCTGGATTTTCATACCCCCAATCTTTATTATGATGCCATGCAAGTGGCAAAGTAGATGTTGGAATCGTGTCTAGTCTATTAATTACATCACCTGATAAATCTAGTTTTTTAGAACATATACACTCCGTTATTTTTTTTACAAGAAATAATGTAATTGAACAAACACCCGCTACTATACTACCGATTATAACACCTCCGTCACTCATATATATATATATAATAAATTATTATAAATTAATATGTTGATCTTGTATCATACATGTTATAACACTGTCTTTTATATCAGCAAGTAATTTTAATTGTATAACATTGTGTGTTATATCGTTTGAATCTTTATCAATCGAAAACACCCGAAGTGTTTTGATTATTTTAACCTTCACCTTTTCTTTATTCATATATACTCTATTTACTACTTTATTGTGTTCTCCCTCTATTTGATTCAACTCACCAACGTGATATGTTGGATATAAACTACATATATAATGATATGGTATACCAAGAACTGCCTGTGTTAATATCATTAAAACACTATATTTCTCCTTCTGTGTTAACGAGTATAAATCCATCTTATTCAGTATCCTCTTATGTGTTTGAGATGATCTAATCCGTCGATTATTAATATATGAAGTTGACCGTATTAAATCAATATATGCCTGTTGGACAATATCGTCATAAGATGAAAATGATGCAAATAAATCGACCATAAATGGTTCATATTCGTATTTCAATATTTTCTTAACAGGCGAGTTTACAATATAATGTGGTATAATTATGTTAATGTCCGTTTCATTGTAATTTAAATGTACATATTTATCGTCTGGTTCAACTATTTCTTCTGTATAATCACATAATACCCAGTTGTTATAATCAAACATTATTATTATATTATGATATAATATATCTATATAAAACCATATAATAATATATATATTATAATGACCGATTATTATAAAGATTATCCAATTACTATAACAATTGATAATCGAGAAGGTAAAATTATAACTGAATTAGAAACAAATCCACTATTTTCATATAATAAAGCAAATCTTGATATAGGAGATTTTAGAATTGTGTTAGATAAAACACAAATCTTAATAGAACGTAAAACAGTAGATGACCTAATCGCATCTATAAAAGACGGTCGGTATAAAGAACAAAAATACCGACTGATGAATGAACACCGCAATAATGTAAAAGTTATATACCTAATTGAAGGCGATATATGGAAAACAAAGAAATTCAAACCGGATACCTTATTCTCAGTTATTGTAAATACAATGATACGTGATAATATATTTGTCTATATATCAAAAGATGTAGCGCATACTATATTATTTATTCATAAAATATATAAACAACTTGACAAAAACAAGGAATCGTTTATATCTAGTGGTGCCAATACACCAGGTGCCAATACACCAGGTGCCAATACACCAGGTACCAATACACCAGGTGCCAATACACCAGGTGCCAATACACCAGGTGCCAATACACCAGGTGCCAATACACCAGGTGCCAATATATTAGAAGACACATCATATGCACAATATATTAAACCAAATAAGAAATCCAATATAACTCCTAAAATATGTTTTATAAATCAGTTACGTCAAATACCAGGTGTATCGTATACGATTGCTACTGTAATTGCCGATAAATATGAAACGATGAAGATATTATTAACACTAGCAACACGTGACGAGTTACTACAATTAAAAGTTAATAACCGACGTATAAGTACGACGATTGTTGATTCAATTATAAATTAGTAGGGGTTAATTACCCGCCATACGCCACTCTTCCTCTTCCTTTTGTCGTGAGGGATCATCCTCGTGATTAAACGAGGTGAATTGTGGTTGGGGGTTATGGACAAAGTTGATATAGTTATCATTATTGTCGGGGGAAATCATAATTGATTTTATATATTAATTAATATATAAAATCATCGATTTTTTTTAAGTTAATAGGGCATACAACACTAGAGTCAAACAGATGGACGTATATATGGCCGCATATAGTTTAGCCTTATCAAATTTCTTCTTTTGTTGTTCTATGTGACGTGTGTCTATATATATAAATCCATTGCCTCCATCGTTAGGTAATACTTTTAATGTTATAATATCTAATATATTCTTATATAACGCCTCTTTAAATCCGGGAGGAGGGTATTTAAATGATATTAGACGTGCGTTTATTTCGGCCAAGTGTACTTTATATGACGTATCTACTAATAAATCATATCCAAACATCTTAAAACAGCGATATTTAGATGACATACCGTCTGGGCATTGAATTTTGTCATATACGGATAGAATTGTATTACGAACAATCTGTTTGAATTGTGGTAATATCTTTTCATTATATATGTCTTTCCCGACGTGTTTGTTAAAATGTTCAGGAAAGACATTAACACAATCAGGGTTACTTTCACCAGATAGGTGAATATCATTTAATAAAAGATTATTATCATATGCCATTACGGCAGAATACATGAATCCTTTATTATATAATAATATCGTAATAGCATCGTTGTCTTTTATAACCAATACATATACCCTAAAATGAAATTTACGGTCTGATATAAGGAGTGGATTGTCAATATAGTCCTGTATAATCCATTGTGTGGATTTATGTTTATTAACCCATGTCACGCATTCGTTGAATGTTGTTATAATACAAATACCTTTACGAGCAAGGGCATTTTCGGGTTTAAGTATCCATTTCTTGTTATCGACACCATCAGTATTAAATAAATACTCGATATTCGTTATAGTATCTGATGTGAACGATATTGTAAGTGGTATATAATCTGGTTTAATACCATTATTATATTTAATTATATTCTCGTATTGTTCTTTCTTATTACCCAACATTGTAGTTGTTTTAAATTGATTTATGATTTTACATTTATTACATGATTTATTTGGATAGTCGACATCAACATAATTTAAATTATCTAAATTTATGTCATTATATTTAGTCCAGTCGGTTTTAAAATATTCGTCTATAGCATCTTTGAAGTATCTGTTTTTACTAACATATTTATATACCATATATATTAATTATATATTATTAATTATATAATTAATACATTGTCACTCATAATTAAACTATATAAAATATAAGTATTATAAATATTATATGTTAAATGGATTGAGAAATTTAGGAAATACTTGTTATTTTAATGTTATTATCCAATCATTGTCTAATATTGACATATTTGTAAATTATATGAAACATAATATCGAAAATGATTTAATAGATAATTGCAAAGAACACGAATTTGTAATAAATCTCAGAAATATGATAATCGCTATGAATTCTGTAGATAGAAAGGTGATTACTCCTCATAAATTATTTACTGAATTTAATAAAGTATCTGATATGAGAAATATGGTGGGTTATAGTAATCAAGAAGATTCCGAAGAGATATTGTTACAGATATTAAATTTATTACACGAATCAATTAAATATAATGTACAAATTTCATATAAGGGTGTTGTTAAGAATGTTCGTGATCAATTAATGGTCGAATCATTAAAACATTGGGACTCATATTGTGGTAAAAATTATTCTCAAATAATCACGTTATTTTATGGACAATTCTTGTCTCAAACAAAATGTACTGTATGTAATAATATAAATAATAATTTTGAACCATTCTTACCGGTTAATATACAACTCAATGAAAATTGTAAAACACTGAAGGATGCATTTAAATTATTCATTGATTCTGAAAAAATTGAAGGATATAAATGTGACAAGTGTAATAGAATAGATACATCTAAGAAACATTTGGTATTATGGAAATCTCCTAAAATTTTAATAATTGTTCTCAAACGTTTTATAACAGGTGTTAAATTACAACAACATATTGATTTCCCAATGGAAATGAATATTGCCGATTATGTAAAGGGTTATGATAATGATGATTCCAAATATGTAATAAATTCAGTTATAGAACATATTGGTCATACGGATTTTGGACATTATGTATGTTATTGTCGAAAATCAACCGGATATTATAAATTTAACGATGAAACTATTGAGAAGGTTAGTGATCTAAAATCAGCACAGGCATATATATTAATATATACTAAAGTATGATATAATTTACACAAATAAAATATATATACTTATATTATATGAATAATCATCCTATTCAAACTATAAAACAATCATTTGATAAAATCAGTAACTCAAAAACATATGTTCCAGTAAAACCGTATGTTCCAAATACATCACACATAAATATACAATCTCACATGGGTAATAAATCTCGTAATTATTTTTTATTAGTATCAATTGGTTTAATTTCAGGTGTTCTGTTATTTATTGTAATATTTGCTGTTTATTATTATAAACAAACATGTAAAAATAAAGTTTCATTCGGTTCATATATGGGTGGGTTTGATGTAACTGAATCTCCATGTAAGTCAGTTCCTCATAAACCGACCCTTGAATTGGATACATCACATAAAAAAGAAGTATTCCATATAAGTGATCAATTATATACATATAAACAGGCACAGTGTAAATGCAAGTCATATGACGCGACCCTTGCTACTAAAAACGAAGTAGTAGAAGCATATAATAAAGGCGCGAGTTGGTGTTCGTATGGATGGAGTAAAGGTGAATCGGCATATTACCCTACTCAAAAATGTGACTGGGATAAATTACAACATACGAAAAATAAAGAAAAATGTGGAAATCCGGGGGTGAATGGCGGACGATTTCCGGAAAATATTAGATTCGGTGTGAATTGTTTTGGATATAAACCAAAGGGTAAAAGAGTAAAAGAGATTGAAAAAGAATGTAAACCCCTTGCTGAAAAACCATTTTGTAAAAACAGTGATAACAAAGACATTGTTGGAATAAGCACGACAGATGAATTAATTGATTTCAATAATGAAAAGTGGTCTATATTTGATAATTAGACTTTAGATATATTTTTAGATATATTTTTAGATATATTTTTAGATAAATACCAATATCAAATATTAGTATAATATATTATAAATATATATTATATAATGGATTCATTAAAACAATTCTATACTATTATGTTATTGTTTATAGTAATCGCACTATTTATAGTATATGCCACAAATACAATAAATATTAATAACAAATTACAGTATGTATATATCATAACATTTGTTATATTGTTCATTGTTATTATTGTAAGTTCTATAAAATTCCATAAACTATATCATGCAAATAGATATTTCGTATATGGGGCAATTTCATTTATTACCATATTATTTATTGTTCTTGTTTCAATAAATTCATATATGGAAGAATTCATCGGTATAATGATAGATGGTCGTGGAAAATCTATACTAAAAGACACCGATATAAATAAATCCACTTTTAAACCACATGCAGAAGTATTATATGATGCGGAAATATCAGATAATCAGTTGTTTGATAATAGTGTTAAAATAACAGATATAAACAATGTATGTGTTACCGATGATACTAATCATTTTGGTATATATAATTCAAATTTAAGATGTGTTAATCCATATGACGAAGAACAACGTATAAAGAAAGAAACCCAGGATAGAGAACGACTCGAGAAAGAACAAAAACAAGAACAAGAAGAGAAAGAGAAACGTGATCGCGAACGACAAGAAAAAATGTGTACATCGAAATATATACCCAAATCGTATTCACCAAACCAATATTGTTTAGACAAACATAATGGAAATAATCGATATGGTGTTCAATCAGCGCGTGATATAACAGAGTGTCCCGGATATCAAGAGGTTAAATGCGAACGTGGATATTTTAATCAGAAAAAGTATAACAACAAGGGCATGAGTTCAATCACACAGTGTTATCCAAATAATAGTGATTTTAATAATATATGTCGGTCTAAAATGAGACTGCGGCGGAACAAACATGATAATTCAAATAAATATGGATATGTAAAGATATTGAAGGGTAATGATGGTAACTGTAAAGATGAGTTTCACTCGGCTGTGAAATGCTCGTCTGATTTCTATAATGGTGTTAAAAAAACACCTTTATATACACAATGTATGAAAAACAGTGAAAATATTAATGAGATGTGTTCGGGTGTTGTTAATACAACAGATCCTGCTATAAATATAATAAATACGGATGGGTGTAATCCAGGTTATAAAAGGTATTGTTGTAATCGAAAGAAATGTATGGAGCAGATAGAAGGACATATTATTAACTAGTTATTTGTTTATTATAATAGAATTATTATTATCGAATTATAATAATTCGAAAATTTAAATCGATAATTTAAATCGATAATTTAAATCGAAATAAAATCGATTTAAATATTTAATAATATTTAAGTATAATGTCAAATGATCCAGAAATATACGTAGCACATTTTAAAAAAGTTCTTACTTCAATAGATGAATGTGATATGACTGAATACGACCACAATATTCGACGTTTTATTGAAAGAAATGATATCATCGATTTTGTAGATGACGAAAAACCATATCCAAGTGAATTAAGAGTTTCAACGATGTCAGCAAAGTGTAAAATCACACGAGAAATTATGATGGAGCGATTCATCACTCATATTTATAATAAAATAGATGAACATAAAGACGACTCTCCATATACATATCCGTTTATTGGGGTTAAATACCGCGATATTGAAATTAATATTCTAGAAAAAAAGAAGACAAAAAAAATAGTAAAAAAGAGTTTCTATAATCAAGCAACCCTTATTATAAAACAGGGTGATGATGATAGACGGCAAAATATCAAATTATTCAATAACTCAAGCATCTCTCTTACTGGATGTAGGATTAAATCAGACGGTCTAAATGCAGTGAAACATATTATCCGTGAAATGAAAAGTACCGTCGATATTTTTGAATGCGACGAAGATCGCGAAGCAATTACTTATAGTGATTATAATATCACACTTATTAATAGTGATTATTGTCTTAATTATACAATCGACCGACCGAAATTGGCGGAACTACTTATTGATAAATATAATCTGTTTGTTACATATACCCCTGATATTTATCCAGGTGTTAAAGTTTATTATTACTGGAATACAAATTATAAACACAATAAGGGAATTTGTAAATGTGATAATAAATGCGAAGACAAGAAGAAAAAAGATCTTGACGAAAATTCGTGTAAGCGGATTACAATTGCGATATTTCAAAGCGGTAAGGTAATTATCACCGGTTCAAATCGTATGCGACAGACAAAAGATGCCTATAATACAATTAATAAAATTGTTATGAATAACTACAATGATATTCGACGGTATACAATTGAAACATGATCCTTTTAATTATAAACATTAATTCAACCGGAAAATAAACATATTTAAAACAAACTCAATTATAATTATTATACAATTATGAGCAATCACGATGATTATATTATTGAAGTCAAAACCGTTCAAACAAACGCTTTCAAAACTCTATGCGAAGCATTGAAAGAAATCTTAACCGACACCAATTTAATTTTTAATGATGATGGACTCAAGATTATTGCGATGGATCCATCACATACAATCTTAGTCCATTTAAAATTAGATCATACAAGTTTTGAAGAATATCATTGTCTTGAAAAGACAGTAGTGGGGGTTAGTATGTTAAATTTTTTTAAGTTAATTAAAACGATGACTAACAACGATACTCTTACTCTTTTTATTGAAAAAAACGATGTTAATAAACTAGGAGTAAGAATTGAAAACGGTGAGAAGAATTCAATCACGAATTATAAACTCAATCTCATGGACCTGAATGAAGAGCAGATTAGTATCCCTCCTGCTGCGTTCGAATCTATTATCACATTGCCGTCGTCTGATTTCCAGAAGATTTGTCGTGATATGTCAAATTTGTCTGATACTATAGAAATTAAAAGTGTAGGAAGTAATTTAATTTTCAGTTGTAGTGGAAACTTTGCAAGTCAAGAGACAATCATTGGACAAACCAGTAGCGGTCTGGCATTTGTAAAGAATGCTGATAATACTGATATTATTCAGGGATATTATAATTTAAAACACCTCGTTTTATTTACAAAATGTACAAATCTGTGTAATCAAATTGAAATGTATATGAAGAACAATTTCCCAATAGTTATTAAATTTTCTGTTGGAAGTCTGGGAAGTCTAAAGTTGGCATTAGCCCCCCAATGTTCAGAAAATAATTAAAATCTATGTTTATATTAAAAAATGTTAAAGAAATTCGGTAATCCTTTCTCCAACCCACCTCCATCATCATTTTCTAATAAAATTGCGAACAAATTGTTCGACTCCGACACAAGAAAGTTGATTAAAAGTAAAAAAAAAAGAGATAAAAAACCGGTTGTTTTGGAAGCACTAAACAAACAGGTCATATCAGCAACCGGTCTAATAAAAAGAATTATCGACCTTGAAAAAGCCGAAACAAGATTGAGTTCTAAAATTGATACTGAAAAGAGAACTATTTTGACCCCCAATGAATCAATGAATGACAAAATGGCCGCGTATAATAAGATAATTGAAAAAACTGTTCAAATAAAAGAAGATGACAAAAAACTACTAATCAATCACGGACGCAAACAAGGACTCGAACAAGGACTCGAACAAGGACAACAAAGACAACAAATACAACACAATAAATATAGTAATCCTATACACCAGGACAAGGCGACTTATCATCAACGCCGACATTCATGGCCATATGGCGGACACAAGAAACCCAAGAAACTCTCCAAGAAATCCACAACTAAAAAGAAATCCCCGAAAGTTCACATTGGACCGCGGGGGGGTAAGTATATCATCAAAAAGGGTCAGAAGATATACAAATAGTTTGTTACAAATAAAAATATTTGTATAAAGTATAAATGAAGAAACTAGAGTATAATGACCCAGCTTTTGACGCAGCTTTAGTAGAAGAATTTAATAAGAGTGAGAATGAAAACGATTTTTTTGGTAAGGATGATGGTCCTAGAAATTTTTTATTCGCAAAAAAACAATCACAAGAACAAGTACAACAACAACAATTGCGACAAGCACAAGCAGCAGCACCAGCAGCACCAGCACAAGCAGCAGTACCAGCAGCACCAGCACAATCAGCACACATTAATCGTCTTAATTATGACATTATGGGTAAATATTTTTTTGGTATATTAAAATTTAGGGAGGGTAATAATGAGAAGGATTTTAGAATTGCATTTGACCGTAATTTTGTTAAAGATCATTTTCCGCATTTTTGTAATACTTTTCCGCATTTTTGTAATACAGTAAAAATGTCTAATCCTCTGAAGGAATCACATATTACAGAGTTAATAAAATGTATAAATGATACATTGACAGACCAATCTAACGTACACAAATTCTATAATGATGTAATTCACGGTACTGCTTATAAAGAAAGTATGAAACATAATAATAATGACGCACGGAGAGTAAGATACATGACACAAATACGACTCGCAACAGCGACCGACAAGAAAGAGCGTGCAGAGCGTATAGAGGCCGACAAGAAAGAGCGTGCAAAGCGTAATCAGGCCACTAGAGGTTTACATAATATATTGCAAAAAGCGCCACCCATACTCGCCCAAATAGAACCTTTTCTGCCTAACAAAAAACCAAATGGAGGAATTATTAAAACACTGCGAGGTAAATATCGAACTCAGGTCAGGGAGTCGCAAGCTGTAACAATTACGAATAATGATTTAAGATTATTATCATATAATATTTCATTCGACAAAAATATAGTTATACCTGAAATAACTGATTTAGCTAAGACAATGGATCGTTTATTATATAATATATTAACCAGCTATAATGATGGATCACTCAGAGATTTTTTTAAGTTTATATGTGATACTTCTACACAACCAACTGAGGTAACCGACTTTTATAACGCCATTACAACATATATAGATGGACGTAAGAGTGGAGGAAACAGAAAAAAGAAATCCACAACTAAAAAGAAATCCACAACTAAAAAGAAATCCACAACTAAAAAGAAATCCACAACTAAAAAGAAATCCACAACTAAAAAGAAATCCACAACTAAAAAGAAATCCACAACTAAAAAGAAATCCACAAAACTCCACAAAGGACCAAGGGGCGGTGTTTATATCATTAAGAAGGGTAAAAAGATTTACCAATAAATCCTTAGAAAATTAATTTAATTAAAATTACATAAATATTATATTATATATAATATTATGACCTCTAAATCTAATAAATATGTACTTTTTCCCATCGAGCATTCCCGTGTGTGGAAGATGTACAAAGACGCCGTTGCTACTTTCTGGACACCCGAAGAAGTAGAACTATCCAAGGACAAGACCGATTGGCTTACCCTGACCCCCAATGAACAACATTTTATTAAGAACGTTCTAGCATTTTTTGCCGGAAGTGATGGAATTGTTATGGAAAACCTAGGACAACGTTTTATGAATGATGTCGATATGACAGAAGCAAAATCATTTTATGCTTTCCAGATTTTCATCGAGAATGTTCACAGTGAAATGTATTCACTCCTAATTGACACATATATTACAGACGAAGAAGAGAAGAATGTGCTATTCAACGCAATTGAAACAATCCCGTCTGTTGCCCGGAAGGCAAACTGGGCATTAAAATGGATTGAAGATGATGATTCCACATATGCCACTAGACTTGTTGCTTTTGCCGCAGTTGAAGGCATTTTCTTTTCGGGAAGTTTCTGTGCTATTTATTGGTTGAAGAACCGGGGTCTAATGCCTGGATTGACATTCTCGAATGAATTGATTAGTAGAGATGAAGGAATGCACACGGATTTTGCTTGTTTGATGTATGAAATGGATACACAGAAAACCCCCGCAAATAGATTGTCACAGGAAACAATCCGCGAAATTATTAAAGAGGCGGTTGAAATCGAAAAGGAATTCATCACGGAATCATTACCATGTAATCTGATTGGAATGAATAGTGAACTAATGAAGCAATATATTGAATATGTTGCGGATAGAATTGTCCAGCAATTGGGATATGAACCAATCTGGAATGCTACCAATCCATTCAGTTTCATGGAATTGATTTCATTGAGACCAAAGAGTAATTTCTTTGAAATCAAAGTGGGTGAATATAAAAAAGCAGGAGTAGGCAAGAAAGAGGAAGAGAATAATTTTAATATTGATTCTGAGTTTTAAGGAAATATTTTATGTTTATATAGTATATGATTTATAAACCTAATGACGAATTGGTTAATGAAGGATTGGTTAATAATATCGGTTTTAATGAAGGCGACTGGACTACTAACATGATGCTCGGTGCCCGTTTTACTACAAAAACTGGTCGCCCTTTATATAATATTACTCAAATACAAGGAGACGGTGATACGGAATCAATTAAATTTAATATATCAGCGCGAAAGTATAAAGGTATCAGCTATGAATTTAACTGCCAAAATATTACCGAATTATTTAAAGAAGATGAAGATATATCGAAGTTACCAACCAACTGGCGTAAGTATTGTATAAATAGTAACAGTGTTGTACCTAACACGTTGTACCTGACTAATGCAATTCATACTACATTTATAGATAGCTCCAAAGAACAATTTAAAAAATTTAACACCTGGTTAACACATTTAACCTCTATATTACGTAACCCTACATATATCTTACATACCTCATATACCACCCCATCGCATACCTCTCAACACTCATTACATCCCACTCCCACCAACCAACCTAAACCCAGTCATATACCAGAGAAGCAGTCTCACGTGTCTAAATATAAGTATAAGTATAAAAGTAGTAACCCTAAATGTGAGTGTTCTAAAGTAAACTCCAACTGTACAAATCCTAAGTCTAACAACAAGTTTTGTCTTAAATGTGGAATGCCAATATCGGTGTCATCTACAAAAGGAGGAAGTAAAAAAAAGAAACCTTCAAAAACAAAATCTAAAAAAATCTCCAAAACAAAACCCAAAAAACTCTCCAAAAAGAAATCCCCCAAACTCCACACTGGGCCTCGTGGTGGAAAATACATTATCAAGAAAGGTAAGAAAATTTACCAATAACTCCATTAATCCTTATTTAGAGAGCAAGGATTTTCTAGAATTTCTTTATCTTTGTCCGTAACGGCAATGTCATTCGATGCGTTACACTGGTTAATATTTTTAAAACTTCTAAGGGGATCATCAAATTGACCATTTAGATAATCACTATACGCACTTTTATCGTGGACTTCATTTGCATCATCTACATTAGACGATACATTATCGGTTTCATTATTATCAGGTTCTGTTTCACGAAGTGGTTCAACATATGGTTTCGTACCACCAACGTTTTCAAGTTGGGACATACTCAAATTATGTATAGAAAGTGTGAAAGAAATACCTAATAATAGTGCCAACATCTTGTCCTTATATCCAATATAAAGGATAACAAGCATATAGAATAATCTGAACCAAACCCATCGAAACCATTGAGCAATAGTGTTATTAATCTGAGGAATGGCGGTTATATTATACAAAATAACAATAATTATAATAAACCATCTAATAAATGGGACACTAAGAAGAATTAGTGAACTATCAATGATATTTAAAAATTTGGTAAGACCCGCCATATATATAATGTGTATATATTTTTTTATATGATTACAATCGTAATTTTATTGTTTTATGTTTTGTTTTATCGTTTTTGTATATAAATATTTTATGAAATATTTTAAATAATGAAATATTATCGAATATGATATTTAAATATAATCGGTGGCACTTTGAGTAATTAGGTATCGTGTTTAATATATAATCGCATTTGTGTTTTCGATATATTGGTGTTTGTACATAATTCCCCAATGGTAGTTTTGTAATTATATCACCATCATTAACATAATACCGCAATTTAACTTTTTTCTTAATATCTGTCATTACTTCTTTTGTACAAAACCGAGGACATCCAAACCCGACTAATTCCGGTTTATATCCTTTTTGCCCCAACTTATATGCTGCTATTGTCGAATATACTGCCCCTGCCGAATGACCAGTCAATACTATACGTTTAAACCTATTTTTAAGGCGGTCAATATTTTTGAAAAAAGATGGTTCTATATTTGATTCAAATGAGTTAATATATCCTTCATGGAATCCACTATCTGATATATTATATTTTATAAACGTTAATACATTAATTAAACTTCTAGTTCCCCGAAATACAATATATAATATTTTATTTATTATAATAAAATAACCATATACAAAATTCTGTGTTCTTAAATAATATATTTCTTTAATATCATCCTTGTTATATGACATCTTTGTATTACTTGAACTTTTTTTTGACCCGAGTGCTAAATTAAAAATAGGAACAGAATATCTAAGTAGGTAAAGATGTTTTACAAAATTCATTGGTCTTTCGTAACTAAGACGTGACAATTTTGCAAGATATAAATCGGATTTTCGATTTAATTTTGACGACGGCATATACTATATATTTATATAATGTTTATAAGTGGTAGCTAGTATTAATATATATTAATACCAAATGTATATAGCGCCTGTTTTGCCGCTCTTTGTTCTGCTTCTTTCTTTGATTTTGCGTATCCATGTCCTACCTTTGTTCCGTCTGGGTCAAATATATTAATTCTATATAGTTTGTCGTCTTGATTTTCTTCTTCTATATATTTAGGATATTGTCCATTATACATTTTTTGGTAATATTTCATTAGACGGTCCTTATAATTATCATCATTCAAAATGAGTTCTGTAATGTCAACTCCACTCTCTATACAATTTATAATGAACTTATTCGCAATTATATATCCCCTACAACTTTCATCATTCCCAAAATCCTCCATTAATGCCCCTATGAGTGATTCGAATGCATCCTCTAAGATTTTCGCATTTGTTCTACCATTACATGCTTTTTCGACGTGTTCTGACATAATAATGTATTTTTGCATATCCAAGAATTTTGCCATTTTACAGAGTGCCTCTGTTTTTACTAACTTACTCCGCAATTTTGTTAAAAACCCCTCGTCTTGACCTACATATCGTCTGCTTAGATAACACGCAACAACTGATTGGAGGACACCATCGCCCAACCATTCTAAAACTTCGTTTGAACCTTCATACATATGTTTCATATATGTAGATGGATCAATATCCTTCATATTAGTTGGTTCGAATCCATATAGTTTTTTCTTATTATTCTTACAATAAGATTTGTGAACAAATGCTTGTTGCCAATTTGCAATATTGTAAATCTTTTCGGTTACACCACCTTTTAATAGGATTTGTTGAATTGCTTCGGGTGTTAGTTTAATGTTGTTTGGGTTATAAATACCATATTGAATAGTTTCTTCATGATTAGACATACGTATAAGTATTGTTTTAAATTTAAATCAATTTTATAATGAAGTTATTTTATAATGAGTATAGGAGGTGATATACTTCAATTGCAGTCGTGGTAATTACTACAACGTGTTTGCGGTAAAAGAGTACGTGGTACTCCTTGGGTGCGACGTGGGCGGCGTGGATCCAGTAGCACGGTAGTGTTCGAACTTGCACGGTTTCCCACTCCGACTGGAATAATTGCACACGCCGGTCGTGAAGAACGCGCCGCAACAATTCACGGGGTGAGAATGAGAACATATGCCATCTCCGGGACACGGTAAATTTTTACGTTTGTGAAAGCACGACCATCTGTCCGAGGGGACAAATTCACACTCATACTTATCGTGCGAAGAATGGTCTCTTTCTTCGGCACGACTCTGGGCCACGGCTGCGGCGCGGACGCTATCTTGATAGTTGCGAGCCGATTGCTCACGCTCACGTTCACGCTTGATACGATTGATACGCTCACGCTCACGCTTGATGCGATTGATACGCTCACGCTCACGCTTGATGCGATTGATACGCTCACGTTCATTGTCGACCCATTCGAACCATCTCATAGTACTCTGGTACGCCTCGTTGAGGTTCTGGAATGTCTCATTGGTTCCTCCATTCTTGTCGGGGTGGTGGATCCGTGCTAACTCGTGATATTTTTTCGTTACCATTCGCATGGAAGTGTGATTGAGAGAAACACCCAAGATACGGTGCACCATCGCATGCCACTCGGATGAGCATTCGCGAACAGTGATACCGTCAACAGTGATATCAATTGGGAATGCCATAGGTTGAACGAGACGTGTCGATGCGAGAGAGTAATTAATATATATACATTTTAGTATCGAATTTTTATTATTCATAATATCAGTTTGTTATAGTGATATTATGAATCTACTTAAAACTGTACAATTGATTATTATTATATGATTAATCCTTATGATATAATGAATATTTCGTCTAATTCTACTCTAAAAGATCTTAAAGCATCATATTATCAAATGGCGTTAATATGTCACCCTGATAAAGGTGGGCAAAATGAAGATATGATAGTTATATATAATGCGTATAAATATATAAAAGAACAATTCGAAAATTGTAAAAATACAAGCACATATGAAGAGTTGGAAAATGAATTTAGTTCGTTTTGTAAGGAACAAGAAGAAACACCGCCACCGTTTCGTGACATATGGGAGGATTCAGAACAAAATAAATTACGCGATGAATTCAACAGTGTCTTTGACGAATCACCTGAAAAAGCATATGAATCACCAGTTTATAAAGGATATCAGCGGTTTATGATTGATTCTAAATATAAAAGTGGTGACATTGTCGAAAATATTGAATATAAACCGTTTAATATGGACGACCTAACAGACGAGTTTGAGGATAGTAATGGAGACTTTATAGAGCAAATCGAGTTTAAAAACAATATAGTTGAATATAAAGAACCGATGGGTTTATTTAACGGAGAAGTTACAGATGGGATAGATTATTACGATGCTTTCTGCAAACCAATTGAATTAGATAGTAGTAATATAAAAGAGATGACGTTGGAGGAGTTAATTGTTGAAAGAGCGAAGTTAGATTGATTTATATATATATTACTGTATAGTAATATATGATTACATCTGAAATTATAATAAATAAAATCCGTATTGATGCTATGACGTCAACCGCATTAAATTTTAATGAAATTGAACTACACAACACAATAGATAATGTATTTAAGAACGTTGGTGATAAAAGGACCATTGAAAAACGGACGTGTTGGTATTATATAAAGACATTTATGTGTTTCACAAAAAATTGATGATAAATTATTATTAAACCTATTATTTCAACCGCATATCGTTATGGCATCGATCACCCCTGCTACACGCGAAAGTGCATGTAAAAGTGCACGCCGATACATTGATGCACCCATCCTCAGGTTCCACCTGGATGCAACCCACCGCATGTACGGTGACCCCTCAACAGCAAACACCTTTATCCCCCCGGGGCGGGCTTCCATCATTACTTCCCGCAAATTCCGGATCACTGAAACGGATCAATCCCCTTTCTGGTTCATGTACTGCCACGTCTACATGACAACCAAACGTAACTAGTCCGCACGAGACTACGTCGAGCTGAACGCAAACCCCAGTGCTGTGGTCGCAACCCGCTGTTTTGGTTGAGGAATCGTCTTCTTATCATACCCAAGAACTTGCGTTTTTATAATTTCACCCCCATCTTTTATATCTATATTTGTTATAACATACCCCCTTGTCTTATAATATTTAAGTCGTTTATTGCCTTGATTTTCAAACATCGAAAATTTATCAACAATATCCACGATTTTAGGTTTCATTTCCAGATGGACCTTACGCAATACCCGTCCCGCCGCTTGAACTACGTCGCTCTTTGGACTTGCCAAGATTAAACAATTCAGTGTTTCAATATCGAGTCCCTCATTTGCCATTGCGAATGTTCCTAGTATGAGCTGCTGTGATTCACTCGATTTAAGTGCTTCTTTCTTCATACCACCAACATAATATCCAACAGAACAAATTGATTCATTTGTTGTAATTTGATAGATGTCATTTAAATGATTCTTTCGGTCACTTAGTACTAGAATTTGTCGGTCAGTGTGTTCTGCTAGTGTTTCCTTAATAATATTAATAATAATCCGAGTTCTTTTATCGAACTCTGTAATATTATTAATCATTCTTGGCATCATCACTCTTCCTCTATAATCTGTTAGTTCATTGTTATATGCTATATTATCACTTTCAATAATATATCGATTAACTAAAACATCTGTTGTATTTGCCTCTTGGCTAGAATACATCATATCACCTATATACCATTTTAGGACTTTTGTTAATCCATCCTTACGCGTAGGTGTTGCTGATAAACCGACCATATATTGAGAATTGAATTTATTAAGAGCCCTGGAAAATACTTGCGATGGAATTCGGTGCGCCTCATCAATAACAACATGACCGAAACTATCAAATGCGTCAAGTGAGAATTTGCTCATTGATAGTGTCTGGAGCATACCAATAACAATGTCTTTATTTTCCACATCGAATATTTTGCCCTGAATTCTACCAATTCTTGTTCCAGGCAATGCTTGATTAATTCTTTCAACCCATTGATTTAGTAGGAATTCTTTATGGACTATAACAAGTGCCTTTTTCTTCAATTTAGCGATTAAATATAACGCAATGATTGTTTTACCCTGACCGCATCCAAGGGATAGAATACCACCTCCAACTTCTTTATACGATTTAAGACATTCGTTAACCGGTATCATTTGATTGTCTCTTAGTTTAAACTGAAATTCAAGATTGACGTCCTCACTCGGTGGTAATTTATAACCTTCTGGTTGCCCCAACACCTTAATTGCGTAGAATTTGGGGATATACATCTTACTTGTACCTTCTTGGAATACCGGATATTCCACAATTTCTTCACAGAAATCAGTCGAGATATTGGGTTTAACTGTTAGGTCTTTTCTTATTTTGGCGAGTGTTTCATTGTCATATTCTGACTTCAATAAAACATACCCACGTTTAGTTATATATGATTTCATTATCAATATATATATACGACCGTCGGTTTAAGTGATATTATACCATACGTCTAATATATCATATGACATGTTTAATAAATATATGAATGAACGTTAACGTATCCTATAATATCATATAAAAATTGACAGTTATATATTATATTATTATTACTATTTTGTCAACCATGCCCCTGCCCAACAATGACGAACTCTACGAGCTTCGCATCGAGGATTGTAAACAAGCGGCGCTTGATGCTAAAGAGTTATCGGACGCCCTCTTGAAAATGGCGGAAGACTATGAAAAATTGTACAAGGAATTCGTAACCAACAGAAACCAGGTTATGAAGAACAATAGTAGAATACGCGCAGAAAAAGCCGCAAAAAAAGCCGCCGCAAAAAAAGCCGCAAAAAAAGCCGCCGAAAAGAAAGACCGTCATGCCGCCCGCGATGCGAATGAGTCCAGGGAAGACATCCCTTCTGAGGATGAGGAGGTGGTTCCTCCTCATCCTATCGCGGGTATGTCCCCTATACCCGCCATTCCCAGAATACTCTCGAACGAGCCAATACAACACAGCCAACTCTGCCTCGGGCCCACGCGTAAGTTCGTGGGCTCGGGCAACTGACCACGCCGCAACGAACCCGGTTCGAAGTGGTAATCAACATCGTCTACACGTGTGGTTCCTTCGCAGAAAACCAAGATGGTTTGGTCGACCGCGACCAATTATAACATAACCCAAACTTATAAATATCTATTATAGTATATATGGATTATAAAACATCATTATATAATAAAGAACGCCTTCAACATTTATATTTTTTAAATTATAAATCATTAATTACTAATATATTAAACATTATTAGTAAATTAAATATACCATTATATGGTGAATTTGCATTAAAAGATTATTATGATATAGGTGATCTCAAACAAACACTACCGATACAAATAATTGTAACAAATGAAGACTTGCATATAAGGTTATTGAAAGAGATATTCGCAAAGGACAATATGAATTATTTTGACGATTATGGCAAATCTACAATTTTTATTAAGAAGGGTGACATTATAAATCACCAAGCACTAAAAGTTCCGTTACTTCAATATAATAGAATTAAGTTTCGATTCTAATTTATTATATTCACTAAATATATATATTAATGAATAATAATTTTAATATTATTCAATCTAATACATTAAAATTATTAAAATTAAAAGAAAGTAATTCTAAAATTACAGATGATTATAATTTAAACAAAATGGATACAGAATTTTTAAAATCCAAGTATACTCCAGCAATAGAGTCTTTTATAACCAAGAACAAATTATTTAGAATTATTTTACCATCTAAATCACTAGGAACATTTAATGATGCTAAAATATATAAATCTATATTACCTTATTCAACTATTGTGAATGGATATGATATTGAAGAACAAGAAAAATACCTCTATTTAGATAAATATTATATTAATATTTACATTGAATTGCCCCCTTCATATATTATAAAAATAAAAAATTATTTTCCGTCTGTTAAAAGATGGTTAATGATAAATCAAGAAATGATTCAATATCAACAGATAAATAACAAATATATATTACATAAAGTATATAATATATTCGATATAATTTTATGTAAAACAAGATATGCATTTGATATTTTAAATCATTATAAAGAAAATAACAAAAGTTATCGATTTATACCAATATATACCGGGTTTACAAGTATATGTAATTTAACAAAAAATATTTTACAAGAGAAAAATTATAATTTAATCGTTCATTTTGCTGGAAAAAGTCCTCATAAAAATACTGATATTATTATTAAATCATGGATCGAAAATAAAGGATTTGTTCATTTAAATCCAAAAATACAATTAATAATTACCTGTTTTGATAAGGAAGATATGAATAAGTCATGTTATAAAATTCATTTAAAAGAATGGAGTAAAAATAATATTATAAAAAAAAATGGATATGAATATCTTAAAAACTTACCAAATTTATTAGTATATACACAATCAATTGATAATATTGAAACAATTATAAAAAAAGCAGGATGTTTCTTATGTCCAAGTAGTATTGAAGGATATGGGCATTACATAAATGAAGGAAAATGTAATGGTGGTATTGTGATAACCACTAATGCACCTCCAATGAACGAGTTAATACGTAGAAACTATGGATTATTAATCAAATATGAACAAGAATTAGAGATTAAAAATTATAAGAAACATGGAGCATCATGGGGGCTTCCTGGATCAAGCGCATTTACTATTACACAAAAACATTTAACAAAAACAATTATTAAATATATTAAGATTCCGTTAGATAAAAAAAAATTAATGAGTAAAAAAGCTTATAAATCATTCAAATCAAATTTATTTGAATTTGAAGATAGAATGGTACAATTATATTCTATGAAAATATTAAATTATTCTAAGAGTTTTACTTCCATTTATCCACCTATGCTGGATTTTTCACAATATTGTACAAATAATCCTCAAAACAAAAATATTATAAACTCGGGCGCAGAAGGTATAATATATGCCATCAAGCAAAAATATGTAGTTAAAATACTAAAATCCAGTAAAATACAGAAATATAAAGATGATAAAATTCTTATTTTAATGGATAAAATAAACAAGTATATTGAATTGTCAAAATGCCCTAATTTTATATATAATTATTTTTTTTGTGAACATAATAACAAACTACAAATATATTATCCATTATATCATGGGAATTTATACAATTTATTTGATAATAAATTAACATTTTCAGACTTGAAGAATATTATAATGCAATTATCATTGGGGGTATATATAATGAACAAAAAGTTTGGCGTAATGCATTATGATTTACATGAATTAAATATTTTTTATTATAAATTACATAAAACAAATAACTGGAAATATAAATATTTTGATACCTTTAATTTACATACTATAAAATATTTATGTGTAATTGCTGATATTGGGGGGACAATTCGAAAAATGGGTTTAAACAGAGAATCTACCATTTTTCCAATAAAATATCATAAGAATTTTGATATATATTATGTATTATCGGTTATATTATATCAATCAATTATTTACTATATGAAAAGTATAAAGTATTTGAAAGATTTCACATATAATAAAGATTATATTCATAATTCTGTCATTTCTTTTTATGAGTCTCATCTAAAAATAATTTTACAAAAAAAAGATAATGAAAATGATTATATAAATATTATTAAAATTCTACTTAAAGTTATGGGTAAATTTCCTATCCTTAAATATAATATAATAGAAAATATAAATGAACTATCTAGTCGTGGTATAAAAGAAATAATTCGTAAATTATATAAATATATTAATACTGATAGTAATACTGATAGTAATATAAATAATAGCATTAGTTTAAGTGAAATTGAATATGATTATATATTTAGACTTAAATAGAATCATTCTTACATAATATTCCTAATTCTAAATGAGTAAAAAATATAAAAAGATTAAATTCAGATTAAATACAGATTCTTTATAATGAAATAAAATAATCTGAATAATTTGGAAACTTTTTATTTTTTATTTTATCATAATTATCAATAAAATATATAAATCCATATTGAATATACATTTTTTTCATTAAATTTAAATGTTTTTTAAATACCTTTATTAATGAATTAAAATTTGTAGTTTTGATATTAGATAAATTTTTTAAATTGGTTTTTTTTATAAAAATATCATAATTTATTTTATTTCTTTTTTTATTATAATCCAAGAATAATTTTATTCGACTTATAAAAAATGTTTTATATCTGTAATTTAGTAATCTAACCACTTTTAATTTTAAATCATGCTTATAAATTAGTTTTCTTAGAATATAATTTAATAATATTTCATCAAATCCATATTCAAATGTTATAAATGATTGCTCTTCTGTTTCTGGAAAAAGTGTATATTTTTTAAAATCCAAATAATGTAATTCTTTTAATAGATTTAAATCATTAAACATATTTAATACATATTTATTCCATGTTTTCATATTAAATATATTTTTATCTTTTATAATTGTTGTTGTTCCTGCTCTAAAATATACATCAGGTAAATATGTATATTCATATGAATATAATGGAGCATCTAATAATGTTTCGAATGATAAAATAGTATCATTACTTTTTATAAATTTATTAATCTCATTTAATACATTATCTGTGATAATATTATCTGCATCAACCAAAGATACTAGTGTCATATTTGGTGATTCATCATCAAATATTGCATGAAACCTTAAAATTGTTCCAAATAAATTTGTATGAATATCTTTTAAATTATTATCACTACAAATATATTCTATTAATTGAAATTTTGGATGTTTTTCAATAAAATTTTTTAATTTTTTTAATTTTTGATTTTTTAATACACTATTATGATAATAAATCCTGTAATAGTAATCCGTTAATGATTTTTTTTGCAATAAGTCTTTTGCCATTTGTAAAATGTTTTTAATAAATAAATTAATTTTACTATCTAAAACATCTCTTTTATTTCCATATGTCAATTTAATATATTTATCAGTAATAAATAAACTTGCAGATAAACATTTATATTTTTTTGTTGGTTCAATATATTTTCTTTTAAATGAACACTTCATATATTATATAATAATATTATTTTGTTGTAATATTTATGATGACAAAAGCAAACATATTTATGATGATAAAATGTATAAAGAACCAACTCAACCCCACTCGTCGACCATAGTTACTTATGGTTTGCATATTGGTAGAGACTGAGTTCGATCCGAGCAAACTTCATTCATCGAAGGTAATCCACACAGACAATTCGGACGCGCTTGACATTGTCGTCACACATGGTCGTACATCCTCACACTATTCCACGGTACGTCTTTTCCCTCAACTTCTTCTTGATGTGTTCACCCACTGACGCTTGTTGTGTAGCACACGTCCTCCGAGAAAATGGCCGTCGTACCATGCTATGTTATTATTTGATATACGTATAAGACATATGTTTTATAAAAAAAATCGACAGTAATCTATTATAATTTTAGTACGATCGAATTTGATTAACCACTTCCGATGTCTTTCGCTTACCCCGACGGAATGATCCTGAGTGAGCGCTCATTCGTCGTCGGCGGACTGACCGTGTACGGCACTCCCATTGCCCCGCCCTCGCAGCCCATTGCCCCGCCCCCGCCCTCGCAGCCCATTGCCCCGCCCCCGACCCTGCCCCCGCCCCCGCACGAGTCCGTGCCGTTGTCCCTTTCCAATGGGACACAATTAATGAACCAGAAAGGGGACGCAACCGGGGATTACTACAAGGAGGTCTACGACCGCGTGTTCTTGATAGTCAAAGGGGACTTGTCCCTCTCATCGGTGGGCGAGGGGAGCAAGTGCGGCGACAGCGTCGCGGCCGGCGACATCAAGTGTGTGCCCGCTGGGCCGACCAACTCAGGCCTCGTCGCCTTCGAGCAAACCACCTGCCCGGGGTCCTATCTTAACCTTTCTAATCGTGGAGGCCTCAAGTTCCTCGAGCTCGACATCACGACGGTCACTTCCAAGTCCGCTGGAGTGATCTTCACCGTCACTCACTCCGAGGACTAATCTGGCGACACACGTCAAAAAAATGCTTCGGTTAATGAAGTGGCGTGTTCGTTCACGTCACTGAAACCTCGCTGTTGCAATTTTTTCGTCTCACCTCCCTCCCCGAATGGGGGGAGAACGTGACGTTTTTATAATTACTTATATATAAAACTGAACATCAGTTATAGATATATTATCATAGATAAATTGGTTATTTATGTAAATATTAGAACTTTAATTAAATTAATTTTCATATTATATATTAATGAATAGTAATTTTATTAATACTTCAAATACGGGGTCAAATACGTCACCCAATAAATCACCCAATAAATCACCAATAGCAGTTATTAATCGAGTTCAACCATTAGAATGGGTGCTTCCAAATAAGAAAGAATTCCCAGAATGGATTTATAGAACATTTATAAAATATGAATTGAAGAACACTTCAATAACTAAAAATCAAAAACAAACCAAAAATCAAAAACCCACTAAGAAAGTATTCACGCCATTTCCATACCAGAATTTTCTTAGGGATTATTTACAGGGTGCTAGTCCATATAGAGGCATTCTCTTATATCACGGGTTGGGGTCGGGTAAAACATGTACATCAATTCATATAGCGGAAAGTCTTAAAGATGAAAAGAATGTAGTTGTGTTATTACCTGCTTCTATTGAACCCAATTTTATTGAATATGGTCTTAAATTCTGTGGTGACAAGAAATACCAAGCAAATGCGAATGCGTATAAAGAGAAATACTCGTTTATTCGGTTTAACGCATCAAATGTTGTTAAGCAGTTCAGTCAATTCGGATCACTTGATAATCATACCATTATAATAGACGAAACTCATAATTTAGTTTCAATCATGATGAGTGGTATATTGGGTAATAGTAAAAATGGTAAGTTCATATATGATCAACTTATAAATGCTAAAAATGTAAAGATTATTGCGTTAACAGGGACACCTGTTGTAAATGCTCCTTTTGAACTGGCGGTATTATTCAATGTGTTACGTGGATATTTAGAAGTAAGTGTTTTTAGAATAATGGATGAAACATCAACTAAGCCAAATTATGAAAAGATTAAAACGGAAATAGAAAAACTAGAATACGTTGATTTTGTAGAATATAATGTAAGTTCTCAAGAATTCCGTGTTCATATAATGGTTTTACACTATGACCCTTTATATAACGGTGTATGTGATGCGATTGAAGAAATAGGACATAAACACAAATTAGACTTGCAATATTCAAAGCAAACAAATCAACATAATAAATTGAAAGGTCCAAAACAATATCCACTTTTCCCAGATGAAGTTGAAGGAGGTGAATCGAAGGATTTTAATACGATTTTTATTAAAGAAGAACAAGACGGGACGGAACGACTCGTAAATGATAATTTATTTCAACGACGGATAATGGGACTTGTATCGTATTATGAATCAACCGCAGTTGGATTTCCAGACGTAAAAGTGAACGACTTAATTAGAGTTGATATGAGTGATTACCAGTTTTCCGATTATAATTTTGTTCGAGAAATTGAAAAGAAGACCGAAAAAGGTGGTAAGAAAAAGAGCAAAGAAAAGACAGCGTCGTATTTCCGCGTATTGTCTAGAATGTTTAGTAATTTCGTATTTCCACCTGAGATAGAACGTCCTTGGAAGAACGAAAAATTAGTTGCTAAAATGAAACAACTCAAGGCAAAGAACAAAATAACAATTAAGGATGCTAAAGAAGTTATGGCAAATACATCAAGCGAGGAATCAGAGTCAAACAATAATTCAAATAATGATTCGCTTAAAAAACAAGCAAAGGCAAGTAAGAAATATACAACAAAATTGAAAACTGCGTTGGAGAAATTAAGCAATTCCCCGGTATATTTAAGACCTGGTCCGAATGGTTTAGATAAATACTCTCCAAAAATGAATGCTATACTCTCTAATATTATGAAATCCGAAGGACTTGTTTTTATATATTCTGATTTTAGAAGTGTTGAAGGTGTTGAAATATTTATGAGAGTATTAGAAGCAAACGGATTCTCACAGTTCAACTATAAAAAAGGTGGTGCTAAATCAGTAAACAACGCAAACGTAAACGCAAACGTAAACGCAAATGCAAATGCAAATGCAAAAAATAAAAATAAAAATAATGGTAATGTTAATGCAAACAACAATGAACCAGTTGGGAATAATGAACATAATGGCAATTCGACAAATAGTCCAAAATCAAGTAATAATAAATCAACTAATGGAAGTAATAATGGTAAGTCTAATAGTAAGCAATCATTCAAACAAGTAACCCCATATAAACAATTTGGTCTTTATTCTGGGTCTGAAAGTATGGATGAAAAACGGGAGATTGTGAGAGTATTCAATGACCCCGATAATAAAGAAGGTAAAAACTTGAAAATACTTCTTGCTACTAGTGCCGGGTCAGAGGGACTTGATTTACATAATATAAGACAAATTCATATTATGGATACATACTGGAATGAAATAAGAATAGAACAAGTAATTGGGCGGGGTGTTCGTCGTAATTCCCATGTTGACCTCCCACCTGCTAAACGCAATGTAGAAGTATTCCGTTATATGAGTGTATTTAAACAATCTCATAAAATCAAGGCAGTTGATAAAGTGTCAACAGATGAACATATATTAGCACTTGCCCAAAAGAAGAAAATTCTCACGGACGATCTATTAGAATTATTAAAAGAAACATCGATTGACTGTGTATTGAATAAGGCGGAAATCAAAGGCAGTTATAAATGTTTTTCATATGACAAGGGTGCAACCGGGTTATCAACCGTTCCTGACATAAGAGCAAATCGTTCATTAGATACAAAAGCAACAAAATTAGTTGAAACTAAACTCAAACGTGTATTTATGGATAAAGAAGGATATATAATTGTACCTAATAAAACAACTCGAAAATTATATAGATTAATGGATAGAGGTAAGAAAACTCCTATTGAAAAGAAAACACTTACCAAGACAGTACTGGGTGTTAAATTGAAAGAAAAGGAAGTTTATTCAAAAGACGGGCAACTAATCGGAACATTCGACAGTAAGGGTGTTTTTAAGAATAAGTAGAGTTATGAAGAAGCTCTATTAAATATTTTTGGATTTTGTTATATTATTTTTATAAATAATATATATATATATATTATAATGCCTCTCAAACAAACAACTGGATCAAGAGCCCAAGTTATGCACGGAAATGCTAAGAAAACGAGTGGTGGTTTAACCAAAGCACAACTTAAATACAATAAACAAGGTAAAATAGTAAGTCGCAAAGCATCAACACTTGCTAAGAAGAATAATAGATTGGTTAAAGCGGGCTATGTTACTAGAAAAGGTCAATTTGGAGTTAGTATGAAGGGGGGTGTACTTAATACAAACCAACAACAAAAAATAGAAGAATTTGCGAGAGGTTTGGGTAAGAACGAAAGAAAATATGTAAACGCACGACAAGCACAAAAAGCACAATTTTATACGATGAATGGGGAAACCAAGTCGTTTCCTATTGCATCCGTGTCAAATACCCTCCCCGCCCTCATGGAGTGGTTGGATAGTCAACATGTCTTGGTGTTTCGAACGGGCGTTGAAATCCCACTCAAGGACACTTACATTCTAAACGCAAATGAAAAATACTTTGTGCTACCACGCGACCCTATCCTCGACAAGCAGCTCATTGAGGCGAGTAGAGTAGGCGACTTAGATAAAGTCCGCAACCTGCTGGACCGAAAAGTGGACGCGAACGCGGTGGATAATACCAAGTGGACGCCACTGCACTTTGCGAGTTCCTACGGACACACGGCGGTTGTGGACCTACTAATAAAGGCGGGAGCGGGCGTTCACGCGGTGAATAATGGCGGTCAGACGGCACTGCATTGTGCGAGTCAGAAAGGACACACGGCGGTTGTGGACCTACTAATAAAGGCGGGAGCGGGCTTGAACGAGAAGGATGTTTTCGATGAGACGCCACTGCATTGTGCGAGTCAGAAAGGACACGCTGCGGTTGTGGACCTACTAATAAAGGCGGGGGCGGACGCGAACGCGGTGAATGATCGCGGTCAGACGGCACTGCATTGTGCGAGTCAGAAAGGACACGCTGCGGTTGTGGGCCTACTAATAAAGGCGGGGGCGGACGCGAACGCGGTGGATAATACCAAGTGGACGCCACTGCACTTTGCGAGTTCCGACGGACACACGGCGGTTGTGGACCTACTAATA